AACCACATATAATAAATTTTTCCATTCTAGCAATTCTAGCTTCCATTCTATCTATTCTTTCAAATGTTTGTTTTTGCATGTATCTGCAAATTCTTTCATGATGTTCTATCTTTTGTAGTGCAGATTTTTTAGCCATTATACTTGTCCTCTTTCTGCAATCGCTTGACTCAAAGGATCATTTGGAAATAGTGCTTTAAACTGATTTGCTTGAACTGGTTTAATACTTTGAATGTTTTGCGTCTGTAAAAATCTTGGATCTACAAGACCTTGGTATGCAGGTGTAGTGCTAACAGTGTTTGCAGGTGGTTCAAAATTTACTATTGCGTTTGCAGTTTGACCGCCTTTATCACTACCAACTAAAAAATTTACTCCTGATATATCTTCTGCTTGTGTACTGTTTTTGATGACATTTTGCTCTGGAAACAATTCATCTCTTATCTTTTTAGGAAAAGCGTTTGTACTAAAACCCAACGCAGGCACTTTTATATTTTTATTAATTAGATAATCTGTTACTTCTTCAAAATCAATTTTCTTAGGATCTACATCAGGAAAATCTTTATCTTCTTCTGCAGCCCAGTTCAATAATTTAAACATAGACTTAGGCATATTAGTTGGACTCATTACTTTACCAAGTTTATCAAACCTTTCTATGTCTGAATAAACATCAAGCATTAATTTAAGTGCCTTTGGACTTGATAATAAATATCCACCTGAACCAAGTAACAATGCAAAAGGTATAGCGGCAGCAACAGATCCACCACCAATTACAAAAGCACCTGCGGCTCCAGCCGCACCACCTTGTAAAATTAATCTTCTCATGATGAACTGTTGTGAGTCAGATATAAGTTTACCATATTCCTTATCAAGAATATCAATCATCTGTCTTAAATCATTAGCTGCGGCTTTACCTTGAGCACCACCGCCAAACATTTCAGTCCACTTAGCCATTGAAGATTCTTTTGATGCTTCGTCTGTGTATCCCATAGCTTCTCTAAATTTTTTAATATTGAAGTTTCCTGCTTCACCTGCTTTGATCATAAGATCTCTAGCGTCTACTTCTCCTATTTTATATCGTTGAGCCATTACAGGATCTACTCTTGTAACTTGTTCTAACGACTTTGTCCCCGCTGCATCAAATATTTCTTCATAACCTTTATATTGAACAGCTCCTAATCTTTCTGCATCTGCTAATCTGTCTGCAATAGTTTTACCTACCATGTTTGGTTGTTTTTCGAATGACTTCATAAATGCATCCCAAAGATATCTTGATCTTGCTCTGTTAAATAATTCTACACCCTCTTTAAAATTAGGATTACCTGTTCCGAATAAATATCTTAATTCTTTGATACCGTCTGCAGATCCTCTAGAAAATTCTTGGTGTAATACTTTGCTCCACATTTGGTCACCTGTTACTTTAACTGGCAAGTTATTTAACATACCTTTTACAGAAAAAATATTAGCTGAACCATTAATAATTCTTTTAGCTGTAGGTGTATCAAACTTACCAACAATTGTACTGAAGTATCTATTTGCAGTTTCTAGTTGTTCACCAAAGTCATTCATTTTGGCTATAGTCTTTTGTGCAAACTCATCTGCTGCTTCTTTTCCTGTTGAATTTAAAATATCATCGTATTGCTGTTTAAAGTTTGAGCTAGCTAAATATCCTTGAATATTGTCTGGATTAGCTACCTTATTAAAATCTTCCTTGAATGCAGTTCTTAATGAAAAGGCAATTTGAGAGGGATCTCTCATCTTAGTTGTTGCTAATGATCTAGTTAATACTCTCATCATACCTTGATATTCACTAGGAGTAACTTGATCACCAACAGTTCTTATTTTATTTATTACATCAATTAATGTATCATCAAAGCCTGAGTCTTTCATTCTTTGTGCAGTATACTCAGGCACACCAGAATCAGGTACAGTTTTACCTAAAAAACCTTCTGGTAATGTCGCTTCCATTCTTTTCATAAAATCTTCAGCAACTTTTTTTACGCTTTGTGTAGGGATAAATCTTGGGTTGTTCATTGTATCAATAATATTATCCAAAGTTTTAAATTGTGTTTGTATTGTTTTATTAAAGTCTAAAAAGTTTCTTTGCATAGCAGGTAAGAATTGATATTGAAGCATACCAACTTGTTCTAATGGTGCTTTTGTAACAACCTCATTTAAGAATCTCTCGAATAATTGTTTTTCTACTGCTGCTCTTTGTTTCTTTGCAAAAATGTTTGCAAAGGGAAATACTCCAAATGTCTTTTCAAAACCTGCAACAATTTTACCACCAAATTTTTCTGCTTGAGCAACTGTAGATGCACTTAATTGAATGTTTCTCTTTGCTGCAGCTTCTGTAAGTTCTTTAGATTCTTTACCCAAACCTAAAATACCTTTCATACCTCTAAGTGTATGAGAAAGAATTGGACCTAGTGAAGAACCTCCTAAGTTAAAAAAAACAGCATTACGCATAGCCTCTGCAGAATGCACTAATACTTGTTGAGAGTAAGGTAATTTTTTAATATCATTGTTTGACACATCCCCTAAATCATTATTGGCTGCGGTTGCAAAGTCTGTGGCAACATTAGCTGCATCATATAATATAGAGCCTGCGCCAGCTCCAACAGCTCCAGCTAAATCTCCTTTAACTGTAGTTATAGCAATTTGAGTAGGTGCTGCAGATAATTGTCTAAAACCATCAAAAATTTTACCAAAAGCTCTTGCAGTCTTACTTAAAATTTTTACATTTCTTATGACTGGTAATCTTTGTAATGCTTTTTCATATTTATCAAAGTTGGTTGCTGCGGCTCTGTACTTATCTTGAGCTAATGTCGCTCCTGGGTTTCTATTAAATTCACTTATAATTTTTGGCATATCTTTCATATAGACAGTCGCCATACCTGTGACGTCACCAGCTAATTCTAAATCTGATCTTTCTACACCCTCACCTGTAAATGGAAATATACCTTTGGTTGCTGTTTTAAAAGGATCTGCTTTCTTTTCTTTTTCTTTAGCAACTAGTGCTGCTCCAATGTTTCTTTCTTTTTCTACTTCAGCTACTGAACTGTATCCTTTTAATTGACCTGATTGAAATGCTAAATCAACAGCGGCTCGTTGATCATCATTAAGTTTTGATGGGTCAAATGTTTTATTATCTAATCTTGATTGTAATTCTGCAATTGTAGCCATATCATTATTCTATTGTCCCCAATATCTGTTCTTGATTTTGAGCTATATTAGTTTGTAAAGTTTGGTTTGCTCTATCTGCATATATTTTTCTAATATAAGGCATTTGAGTAAAACTTAATAAGAAGTCTTCACTTCCACCAGCCTCGATATAATTTTTAGATAATCTTAAAAATTGTGCCTCTAAGTCTTTAGCAAGATTTCTGTAAGATGATTTTACTTCTTTTTCACCAGTAAATAGACCCATAATTTTTGTTGCTTGTTCTGCGTCTTGTACGTCAGCTCTAGTCAATCTATCTTCTGATTTGTTAGCATTCGCAAGAATATATTTCATTCTTACTTCAATTAATCTTGCTCTTGTAATATTGTCTAGCTCACCATCTGTTGTTTTAGCACCGTCAGTAATTGATCGCACTTCTTTTTTGTATTGATCAACTAATTGTTGTGTTTCTTTTCTTTCTGCTTCTGTACTAGCAACAATGTTACCCGCATCATCTAATTTATCTGATGTAATTAAATCAATTATTTCAGCATCGGCGTTAGAACTTGCTGTTCCAATATCTCCAATACCTGCTAATTCAAATATATCACCAATTGCACCTGTAACTTTTTCAAAACCTAATTTACCTTTGGCTGTTAAACCAAAAGATTCTTTAGGTAAACTATCGACAATTTGTGTAAATTTAAAACCTTGTTCAATACTAGACAATTGTTTTCTCATTTTATCTAATCTAGCTGGCGAAACTTTTACAGGTGTATATTCAGTGTATTTCATTGGTACAGCCATAGTTCCTGTTCCATCAGGTGTAGGTACAAACATTATATCTGTTCCTCTTTCTTTGTCAGTGCCAATCTGTACAGTTCTAGCACCAAACGGAAGACTTGGATCTCGTACAACAACTGTTCTTCTATCTTTGTCAGCTTTAATAAAACCTGATTTTTGTTTTTCTTTTGCTTTTAAAAAGGCAACAGCTAAATCTTTTCTTCTATCTTGTTCTTTTGAAAATAAAGCTAACGCTGTATCAGCTACTCCTGATCCTGCTTGACCTGCAACATCTAAAAATCCTCTTACACCATCTTGTGCTGTTTTACCTGACATTAAACCTGTTGCAAATTTGAATAAAAGTAAATTACTTGTTTGATCATTACCACCTGTAAGGTTTGTAATTCTATCGTAAAACGCATTAAATTCATCTGCCTCTGCACTTTTAGCCATTTTCTTTTTAATAATTGCACCCTTATCAGCGTCTTTCTGTTGTTTATCGGCCAAAAATTGTATTTCACCTTCATTTAAATCTGTTTCTTTATTTACTTTAGGTAAAGCTCCCTCGTTTGTAATATTAGCTCCTCCTGTAATTGTATTATCAAATTTAAATACATCAGCTATTTGATCAATAGTTGCTGTAGGAGTTGTCCCTTGAGCTTGTTCTGATTTGTAAGCTTCATCTAATTTTTCTTGTGCAATTTTTTTATAGTCTTGTGATCCAATTATAATTTCTTTACCATCAATAACTGTTACTTTACCAATGTTTGCCTTATCTGCTTTAACAGCATTTAAAACATCTTTAACTTTAAACTCTACTGGTTCCCCCAATACTTGTTCTTCTGCAGGAGATTTATCACCTAAAACAAAACCCGTTCCTATTCCACCAAGACCCACTGCTGTAGTTCCTCTAGGAATTCTTTTTCCAAATTCTTTACCTGTTGTTCTCATAGCTGCAGCTGTTTCTGGCATTTTAGATTTTAAAGTTCTTTGAGAACCAGCAAGTCTAAGACCTCTTGCTGCAAAAGGAGTACCAAGAGCTAAACTTCCAATACCCATTGCAGTTTGACCTATATCACCCTCTTTTACACCTTGCATAATATCTCCGACACCTTCACCACCAAGTAATAAACCTGTTCCTAATTCTGTGCTTCCTGTTGCACCTGGAAATTTTTTAGCTCCTCTAGCCATTAAACCTTGAAGACCTTTGCCCGAAGTTCCTGTTCCTAATCCTGTACCCGTGGTGCCTATTACTTTTTGAAAACCCATAGGCATACCTTGGGCTGCTCTGGCTGCTCTTATACCTCTCATTGTACGATAAGCAGCAAGTCCTCCACGACCTACATTCATTAGAGTTCCTAAAAAAGGTACAAAAGCTACCATTGTCTAGAACCTCCTTTGACTCATGTTATAAGCTGCATATGCACCAATTCCTGTTCCCGCAGCTTGAGCTAAAGGATTAGTTCCTGGTGCCGTGGTTGCTGTAACGGCAGATTGTGATGTCGGTAAATTTGTCATGATACCTTTAAGGAATTCTAATCTTTGGTATGGCTCATAAGCTCTTGCCATAGTTGTAGCTCTTTGTGCATCTAATGCTTGTTGTCCTAATTGTCTTTGCACACCACCTGCTTGTAATAAACTTGCAATGTCCGCTTGTTGCATAGCTTGTTGTTGGCCTCCTAATGCACCTAACAATTGACCTCCCTGCATTTGTGTTCCCGCTTGAAATTGTTGTTGAGCTTGTGCTGCTCCTAGAGCTTGACCAAATCCTGATTGTAAAGCTTGACCAATGTTTGCTTGAGTTGCTCTTTGTAATTCTGCTCTTTGTATACCTTCTCTTGCACCACCAAACGCACCTGCACCAATTGCATTAGCAGATAATTGATTTTGTGCCATTTGACCTTGACGTGCAATTTCATCAGTAACAAATTGTTGATAAGGATTCATAAATTGAGCAATGTTTGGAGCTGCTGATGCAGTTTGTTGTGCACCTAATACCGATCCAATTCCTGCAGTAGTTGTTGGTGCTCCAACACCTGTTGTTCCTGCTTGTGTAAATCCTGTTTGTTCTAAACCACTAGGACCTGCAACTTGAAATGCAGGAATCCCTACAGGTGAAGATGCAAGTTTAGCAGCCTGATCATAGAGTGCGAGTTTTCGGCTCTCTACTTCTGGTGCTTCTCTAGCAATTGAGACTTGTGTTCCTGAAGTGGCGCCGCCACCGCCGCCTCCGCCGCCTCCGCCTCCGAAAATAAAACTCATATTATTTTAACTCCTTTGTGTATAAATATCTTTTCACTTGCCATTCTTTTGTACCCAAAAATTTTTTCCAACCAGGTCTTGCATGCACTGCTATTTTCTTGCAACCCTCTGATCTCGCTAGATCCTCTATTGTTTCTGCAGCCTCGTCTTGCCATAGTTGTCTTTTTTCTCCTTTTAACAATATTACTTCACATTGTTTGTAGTTCGGTAAAACCATTATACGAGTGACAAATACACCGAACACTTTGTATTTCTCACCATCATCAGAGCCAAACATTATAAATAATTGATAAGCTCCTTGTTCAATCCCCTCTTTTAAATCTTTAATACTCATGGGATCACCATCGTATTTAAGACCTTCTCTTAACATAAACTCTACAAGCGACCAGTACTCATTGAGTCTTTTTGCTTCGATGTATAATACACCGACTTCTTTTTTAATTTGCTTTTTTTCTGGACGCATCTAACAAATCAAAAATTCTTTTAAACTTAGCCTGTTGGTCATAAAAAAATGCAGCACCCTTTTTTCGCATATCTTTATAACTTTTAGGATTACCACCTTCCATAATTCCTGCACCAAGTATAGCATCAGCTCTAGAAACAAACTCACCATCAGCTAATTGAGCTAACATAGTATCTTCATCTTTGTCTCCTGCACCTGCCCCATCCTCAACATAACCTGAAGCTCTTACATAATTATTAGTATCTTGTTCGTCGTGGTCAATTTTAGATGGTAAATAATTAATGCCACCTTCGTTAAATTTTTTTATTTCAGCAATACCACCCTTGCTAAAAGTAAATAATGAATTGTTTCCGTAATTGTAAGGTTTCATGCCTGATTGACCCATCGCATCTGAAGTATCATATTCATATGTATCTAAAATATTTTTAAGTTGTTCGTCAGCTTTGTCTTTTGCTTTTTTATAATCTTCGGGTCTTGTACCTTCAGGCATTTCTACAGGTTCATCTTCACCTAACAAACTTACACCTGCTAATGTAAGACCTAATTTTTCACCTGTGCCTAGCCCCATAAAACCAGAACCTTCTTTTATCATCTCACCTGTTTTTGGATTAAATACATCTTTCTCTCCAATTAATCTTCCAATACCACTAGACATATTTTGTGGAATTGCTCTTACTTGTGAACCAATAGTTGTCGCTTGGCCTGGGGCGACGGTGCCTGCTCCTTGTATAAAGTTTCCTGTCATACCAGGTATTGATGTTTGACCAAAAGCCTGCATACCAGGTACCCCTGCCATACCACCTAACTGACCTATACCACCTGCTATGGCAGCATCTCTTAATGATCGTTTTGTTGATTTACCTCTTAGCTTTTGTATGCCAAAGGTTGCTAATGCTATAGTAAATGGATCCATAATATTTTAACTAGTTATTATGGTATTTTATCTTATATATTGGTATTCTTCAATATCAGTCGATTTTATAGAACTCATCTTTGACTTTGCCTGTATACTTATACTCTCCTATATGGCTAATTTCTTCATCACATAAAGCAAAAATCTTGCCACCAATAGCTCTCCAAAGCTGACAAAAATAAAAGTCTTCTCCCATATAAGTTTTTTTAGACGGGCTCCAATACGTATCAAAAAAATTATAATAGTTTGGCCTATCTATTAACTCACCGTTCATCAAGGTTTTTTGTTTAATAACAAGTTCTTTGTAATGATCTTTTAACTTTTCAAATACAGATTTTTTAATCATCATCATACCTGTTGGCCCTTTGATAACTTCAATATAACCATCTACAGGTCTTATATCTTTTGTATTTGGTATCTCAATTGGAAACAAATGACCCATAGTATTGATATCATCATCAGGTCTGGTTTCAAAATCTTGTCTAAATTTAGCATCTGTTTTCTGCTTTATAGGGTATGGTATTAATGATACTTCATGAGGTGATTTTAGTAATCTCATTACAGATCTTGTTGTAAATTCTACATCAGAATCAATAAATAACATGTGTTCTGCATCAGAGTTCATAAAAGCTGAAGCACATAAATTTCTACCTTGTGTAACAAGAGATGACTTCATTAATTGAAAAGTAATTTTAATTTTATTTAAAATACATTCTTTTTGTAAATCTAAACAAGCTTTCATATAATGTATTGATACATCAGAGTGTACAGGCGTACATATCATTATATGATTTTTATTTGTCTCGTTTGACACTTATTGCCCCCTTTAAAAAATTTTGCCAATGTCTTCCAATATTTTTCCAATCATAAAATCTTTTATAGTATTCTTGTTGAAACTTAAGTCCGTTTTGTAAATTAACTTTTTCTAACATTCTTTTTGTTTGTAATATTGTTCCTGCTAATTGAGATGTAAGTTTAGCTTTGTTTTGTGTAAACGGTATATATATAGGAAACTCACAACATGTTTCAGGTAAAGCACCTAAATCTGTTGTAATTAAAATTTGTCCTGCAGCTAATGATTCCATAGCAGAAATACAAAATGTTTCTTCCCAAATACTTGGAAAACAATTTACATCATAATCTTTTAATTTTCCTACTAATGTTTTATGATCACAGTAACCCATGTAGTTTACATTTGGTAACTCTTTTGCTTTTTCATACAAATCTTTATACTTATCATCATTAGCATCTTTAAATTGTTTGCCATAAATGATTGTGCTTGAATAAACATCTAGTGTTATATCAGGATCTTGAATTGATTCCATCGCTGGAAGGACAATTTCTAGCCCTCTCCAAGGTGTTGAAATATAACACATCTTCATTTTTGGTTTTGGTGTAAAATCTTTTTTAAGTTGTAATTCATCATAATCAATTCCATTTTTTATTACGGTACATTTATCTTCAGGTATTTTAAAAAAATATCTATATTTTTCATAGCTCCAATGAGAATTAAATACATACCAATCATACTTAGAATGATTATCTTTGTTTTGAAACCAAGGTGCTAGATTTGGTTGATCATACGAATTCTTTAACCATAAAATATTACTTTTCATTGGGTCTAAAGGATCTTTTTCTGGAATTGAAGTAGTTATTTGTACAGAATTGAGAACACCTAAATCAACGTGTTTTTTTAAATAGTCTAATTGTATTTCTGTACCGCCAGCTGGTTGCATTACGTTTTGGTTTTACCAAAAACTTGAAGAGATGCAACTGTTATTTTTTGATTGATTTGTAGATCATCCTCGACAGTATCAGTGTTGGAATCAGCAACATCAGAATCAAAATCAGCTTTGCTAGCATAAACTTTACCTGTTCTTTTATTTTTTACTTCTTCCTCTGCTTTTGCAGGAACCACTGGAACTTCTTGGCCATCTACAATAATTGTTTTTTGTTTTTCGGTCATTATCGTCCTTGTCTATTATATTTTTTATAACATCTTTTTTTACTTTTGTTAAGACTCTTTGTATGACGACGAGGCCTTTTTCTGGGTTTTGGTCTAGGTACAAAATGTGTAAATTTAACTCTAGCCATTTTCTTGCGATCTATCTATTTGAGCATAAGTAATAGCTCCTTGTATTTTGCTACTTCCTGTTGCTGCTTGAATTGTAACTGCATCACCTGCCTCTAAGTTAAGACTTTGTGGTGTTGCGTTTACTTGTGTTTTTGCGGGTATATCATCTCTAAAAAATTCATATTCTACATTCGAATCAGATGAGTCTACTAAATTCATATTTACTAAAATAGCTGATGAAGCATCATTATTACAACAGTAAATACTTTTTATAATCACTGTTGCATTAGCAGGACAAGTAAGCACTGTAGTCTTGCTTGTACCAGTTTGTTTAAATCCTTGATTTTTATATCTTATGGTCATGATAAGAAGTAATTAAAAGTTTCTGCTTCATTTTTTTGTTCTCTTTGATAAGTAGTGTTTAATTGATTTTGTAATTGTTCTAATGCTAAATTAATTTGTCTAAATGATTCTGAAGTATACTCTCCAGGTGGTTCCGGTAAAAATACTGACACTTTACCCATTAACGTCTACCATCGGGTTGTATATCAAATCTAAATTGACCAAATCTCCAGCTTTCATTTAATCCATCATTTTCAATTTTAACTGCAGCTAATCTAGCTCTTGCTCTAGTATCTACCTTATCTGTTGTTGAAGAAATTGTAAATGGGCCTAGAGGAGAACCTGATTGTGTATTAGCTGGATAATCTCTAAGCTCTAAAGTTACTTTTGCATTACCATTTAAATATTTAAAATCAGGAATAAATCTTCTTACTTTAATAAAAAACTCACCATCACCTTGCGCATCTAAATCAAAATCTCCAGACTTGATAAATGCAGGTATTATATTGGTTGTTCCATTAGCTAAGACTTCATTTGTGCCTACTTCATGATTAAAAACTTGTGAAGAACCGTCCGAAACACCATTAATTACTGGTGATGTTGGAGCTACATTTCCTGTAAATTCTGTAGCTATTGGTTCACTAAATACTTTTGTATCGGTATAAGAGGTTCTAGCGAGAGTGCTTGTATACCAAGTGCCCTCAGCATAATTATACGCAACTAATCTATTAACAACATTAGAATTTTTTGCTACATAGAACCAATAAATTTCAGAGAATAGACTATTTTGTGATGCATAACTTAATTCACTGCCTGATGCAAAATTAAATCCAGGTGCTCCGTCATTAGTTTGAAATACAAAATCTTCAACTAATGATCCTAAAGTTTTTACTGTTCCATCAAACATAAAAAAACCACCTGAAGTTCCTATCCAATAAACCGCACCATTTGCATAAACAATAGAGTGTTGGCCTACACAACCACAGTTTGAGCCAACTTGTCTAATACTAAATGTAAAAGGTGGCCCAACAAATTGTAATAAATAAGCTGAGGTGTCAGTTAAAATTAAAATATAATCTTTTGCTTTAGCTGCACCGATTATCTTTGTACCACTATCTATTCTAAAAGATCCTGCAGTATTGGTTGAAGTTGCAGTGTAATCAGTTAAAGATTCCTGATCTGAAAATCTTATGAACATCTTGTCCTGTGTTGTAGCCGTTCCTATTGTGGTTTCTGTACCTAGTATAATTAAATGTCTATCTCGCTCAGAAACAATACTCATTACTGACTTTGTTGGTGCACCCGATAAAAGAACAGCTCTTGTATTTATCCCTGTACCATCATTCGGATCCCAAGAAAAAGTTGACCCATTTTTAATTGTAGCAATAAGAAGTTCTCCATAATTATCTAGAGACCAACTTGCTGGATCTAAAACTGCATTTGATGAAGATCTTGGTGTATTCCATGTAGAATTTCCCCATAAAGATGTACCCCAACCATAACCAAAGGATTGTAATAGTGGCCCTACTCTGTAATAAGGTTTACTATCTAGTGTACCATTATTTGTTGTACCTGAACCAGATTCATTAGAAGCCATCTTAATTGTAAATGTGGTTGCCGTAGGAGCAAGCTGTACTTCAAATTTTACATCATCAAAATCTGCAGCAACATATCCTGTTTGTGCTGCATTAAAAGATCCTGCGTTAGCAAATGTTAAAAGATCTCCTGGCTCAAGAGCATGTGGACTTGGACTTGTAATTGTTACAATGTTAGATCCACTTGTAGTCGTTATATTACAGCTTGTTCTTGCTAAATTTGCATCTAAAGGTGTGATGTCATAAAAATCATCACCATTATAAATATATAAAATTTTATTAGTTCCTATTGCTAAAAATCTTCTACCATCTAAATCAGACCAACTATGCAGTTCTCTTGCTGCACCAACTAACTTTGAATCTTTTATTTCTTGCCAACCACCAATTTTTTCAGGCATACCATATCTAAATCGAACAAAATCACCATCAACCCATTGGTTTTCAGCACCAGTTGCAGTGATTTGTTTATTGAATCCTGGACTAAATTGTACTTTTGTTAAAGGCATAGGGTATTATAACATAGTCAAAATATCTTATAAAGGATGCAGTAACGTGGTTTGGTGGTATTACTGCACCCATTATAGGATACTATTTTTTAAACCATGAGGGAAGACCTAAATGTGGACGCGTGTCGAACATATTATTCTTTGCTCCTGGAGTCTTACGATTGTTATAATGTAGAAAAACTTGTACGCATTCTTTACCTTTAAATTTTTCTCTCCAATGTTCTAGCTCACAACCAGAATAAACTAGCATATCTCCTGGTTTTAAATCTACTCTAACACCTTTTTTACCGACTTCTCCAGATGGTTCTAAATATATTGGCCAATCATCACCACCTAGATTCATGGTAGTAGATATCTCACAACTAAATCTATCTTTATGTCTTTTAAGTTCATCACCTTTTTTATAAATTCTTGCATAAGTATATGCAGGATATAGTTTTAATCCTGTTGCCTTTTCCATTTCTGGTTGACATTTTAACATTAAAGTTTCCATGGCAATGTTTCCATATTGACAATAAGTATCTGGAATTTGTTCATCTTTGGTTTCATAATGACCTATGATAT